CAGCACACGATAATCACTCAATGCGCCCCATGGTAGTTAATCTCCAGGTAAAATTGTTAAAAGCAATAGATAAAGAACATTCATACTTCGACGAATATAAATTCCAAGAAGTTTCCTCACTTGAACAGCTAGACGCTATATTCCAAGCATCAAAGTGTATGGCCGGTGAGGCTCTATTGCGTAGTTTTTATGAATTAGTTATAGAAACAATAAATATCGTCTGTAAAATAGATTTATATTATGAAAATAAAGTTAAAACCGAGTTTGAAGAATATAAAGTCTCCCCGACATCTGCCAATAGTAAAATATTGGTAGATAAGGCAATTGAAAAATTAATTGAAAACCCTATAGGATTTTATAAGAGTTCAGAGGAATACGATCAATCGGTAGTGTGGAAGTTACTATACATAAAGCAACACTTATTCCAAAAGAATACAGTGTGGAATTATGATAGAAAAAATAAAATAATTAAATATTTTAGATTCGAAACTCCACAAAACTCATTGGATGATGAAATACAAACGTATACCAACAATTGTATAAGTCAAGAAGCAAAGGTTATCAAATTTGTCAAGTACAAGACTGCAGCATTTGCAGCTTATTGGCTTGATAATGATAAACCAGAACTTCCAAGTTTTATGAACTCAACAGAAAAAGCAAATCATCTTATAGGAGGAAAATACGGGGTCATCTTGTCCAAAATAATGCTAGCCTATAGTAAATTCGATCATGAGCGTCTATTATGTGTTTGTCAACACATCCTTACCATTAAGAAAGGTATGGAAAGACCTTCATATACAACAGTATGTGAAGCAGTTGAGAAAACTGCAAAAGATCTTACAACAGCTCAATCGGAACCCACCAGAACTCTATTAGATACAGGATATCTAAGAAGAGAAGACATAGCAAGAAATAAAGCATTATTCTTTTACAAAAATAATGAATATATAGAAGATGACGACGAAGAAAAGAAAGAACAATTCTCTTGGTATAATCATGGATACGTATCAATACATAGTCTTAAAAACCATGTTAGAAGAACGGTCCAAGAATTATTCAAAGACGAAATTTATACTTTATATGATAGAGTAAAAGGAAATTTCCCGAGTACTTCGGCAAATTACATAAACTCCACAACATATAAAGGAGTCTTTGGAGAATATATTCTTGAAAAAGATGACTTGAATTCTTTTATAGGGAAAAACCAAGATGAAAATGGTTTTATTAAATATAAAAAATTTAATGACGAGGAAGGTAATGAGTGTATAAAATTAGATATGGATGTATTGGAACACAAACTTCATGGATTGTATCTAGAAAAGTTTGAGAAAGCAAAGAAAGAACCAAATATAGCAGTGACAGTAGGATTATCCGAACCGTTAAAGGTAAGAGTAATCACCAAAGGACCACCAAA